GTCATTTAGATCAGAAAAATTGGAGTTTACTTTTTGAAACGCTGTTCTTAGGTCATCGCCTAGACCGTCGTTTACAACGTTACCTATATTAATTGTTTGTAAATCTGCCATTGTGTTTTCCTATATCAATATTTAGTGTAGATCAGCCCACCCTGCTGTGCTGTCATTATTGGCATCAGCAGCATAACCTTGAAACTTACCAGTGGTAGTATTGTATACCATCATACCAAACACAGGTGTTAATGCATCAATTTCTGCTTGTGTAAGTTGTGGAGGACCTACATATAGTTCGTCGAAATTTTTATTAATCTTATCAAAGGCTGTGCGTAGATTATCACCCTGTCTGTCGTTTGCGCTCTGTCCGATGTTTACTGTTAGTTTAGCCATCTAATTACGCTCCCGTTCCATCACTTGCCTTTATCCAAGCCGCTATTCTATCCAGCGCCTCACCTACAGTAGTTGGTGCAGTTCCATTCCAATCGCTTGGAGTAGAAGGTGTGTATAAAACATTACCTTCATGATCTATAATTTTTGTGGAATCATCTGCATAAACTGTTCCTATGAGCGTTCCTCTTATATTATCCGATTCAATTGGTCCTACAATCTTTCCTTCAACAGCATCAACTAATTTTGTTGAATCATCTGCAAAAACAGATCCTGTCATGTCACCAGTTTGATAACCTGTTATATCTCCAGTAATACCACCTGATGCTACAATATTTCTGTTTGCATTAATGGTTTGACCTGAGCCTGCACTTAAATCTAAATCTCCGGAAGCAACAATTTGAATAGGTCCTGGACCAGTAGCACCACCATTTGAAATAGTTAGATAACTATCACTCGCCAACATCCAACTATCACTCTTGATAGTTCCGTATATTTCACCTTCTACGGCATCAACAAGTTTAGTAGAGTCATCTGCAAATACACTACCAACAATGTCCATGTATATCGGATCTGGTATGTTTTGCCATTGCGTGCCTTCGAAATTAATTGTTGCATTGGTAAAATCTATTACACCGTCTGCTGTTAGGTTATTAGTCGTAACTGCTGTTGTTATGACTGATGTATTTTCAACATTACCAACAACTAATCCTTCCACTGCATCTACTAGTTTTGTGGAGTCATCTGCAAACACACTACCAATGATGTCTGTAGTATTATTGAAAGTAAATGTTACCTTGTCAGTTGCACCATCAGTCGTAATGATGATGTTATCACTTTCAACAAATTCTAATCTACCCGCAACTGAGTTTGCTTCCAGTGACGTTTGACCAAATACATCTATAAATCTAAATGCGTTACCTGCCGGTGCACCGTTTGTTACCGTAACAATACCTGTTGCAGTATCAGTAAATGTTGTTATACCAGTTCCAGCCTGGACTTCAATAACACCTGTGTTTGTTAGTGTTAGGGCTCCTGTCGAAGTGCTTGTTATAATACCAACGCCTGCTGTTCTTCCTGTGGCTATTGCAGGCAGTGTTGTAGAATTAGCAACACTTAGAACGCCCGTATTAGCAACTGTTATGTTTCCAGTTGCTGAACTAACGCTTACACCCGATCCTGCTGCTAATTGTGTAACACCAGTATTGGTGATTGTGATTGATTCAGCGGCACTATCAACAACCATTGAAATAGCACTACCACTAATTAGATTAAGTGTATCAACAAAGTCGTCTGCAACAACTCTATCACCACTATCTATTTGAACGCTCTTGAAGAATGTTTGATCTGGATTTATAATTAAACTACCGTCAACTGTTGAACCTGCTGGTAGATCAACTATTCCGCCTGGCTTGCCCTTAATTTGTGCCGAGCCTAACCAAACACCATTAAACGCATCTGCATCTGTGTCTGCATGTTCCGCAGTGTATAATGACTGCCATGGTTTTGAAATTGTTCCTAGGTCATATTCTGAAGCAACGTTAGGTGAAATGCTAGTTGTCATGTTTTCAAAATCTAAACTAGAATAACTTGTTAGTGCCTGTATTTCACCACCGCCCGAAGAATAAGAATCGTATGCCGTTCCATCAACTGCTGCCATTAATCCTGTATCTGAATATAGTTCAAATTCAGTAGTGCTAATGACACTAGCATAGTAATAGTTGTTGTCTAATTGGCTTACACCCGTATTGAATACAAATACTCTATCTCCGGATGCTATGTCGTGTGCTTCGGTCGTTACAATTCTTACAGGGTTACTTTCTGAAGTTCCGGATTCAATGTGTGCAACATCTTTTTGTAATTGTCTCGCAAGTGAAGTTCCAAGAATTGTAAAGTTCTCATTAATCTTGTCAAAGGCGTCTCTGACTCTGCTCCACACTAGTGGTGGATTGCCTGGATTAATATTATTATCGTATGCCATTATGTTCTACCCACCGCTACTTCAATTGTTCCTATGTGATCGCTATCGTAATCCTCAATTGCTTTACCAACAATTGTTCCTACCTTAGGATCCGTTGAAACTGTTGCTACACCGTGTATTCCTGCTGTAACAAGAATATCACCCTTCTTAATCTTTCCTACTACCTTACAAGGAACCCTACCTGTTAGTGCTACTAGGTTTTTCAACCCAGGACATGCACTATACATTACGTATGCTGCCGTATTGGATACAACACCTGCAACTCTTGTGTCGCCTTGTTTGTTAGTAGTTGTAACTTCTTTATCGCCTCCGAAGACCAATACCGTTCCTACTTCGTATTCCTTATCACCTTCGTAGTATTCCGCAACGTCCGCTGAGTATGTTGCTTCAAATCTCGATTCGTTAGGTGTGCTACCCGTTAGTGTCCATCTACCAGTTACTGTTCCAGCAGTAGTATTACCGCCCGTAGTTAATGATGTTACAGTAATGCTATCAGCGGTAATTCCAGCATTAGCCAAACCGTTTTTAGTTTTGAACACGTGGCTATCGTTCCAGTATTCAGTTCTTCTGTCAGCAGCCAATGAACCGTCATTTAGGAAAATACCACCACTACCGCTGGCACCTGCACCACCGTATGTGTGAATTTGTAAGTATCCTGACGAACCACTTACAGTTCCTGTGTCAACTGCTTCGAAGCCATCAACGTTAACCTGTTGAACATCAATTACTCTACCACCAAAGTCACCATTGACATCTCTTACAACAAGTTTACTTGCTTCAACTGTTGAACTTGAACCAGAAGCCATATCAACGACACCGTAGTCAGCGTCTGATGTAAATGATCCTGAATTCTGTCTTCTTAGGAAACCTGTTGAACTAAATTGTGATTTCTTTGCTGCTCCACCGTCATCAACAACGGTTGTAAATAACACATCTGAAGCATTTGCACTTGATAACCCGCTGTTACCTAATACACTCTTGGCAGTAACTTGTGCCAATGCAGTCTTAGGAACACCATTAGTTTTTAGTTGAACCCAACCATCTACCACTGTAAATTGAGCACTGTCAAAACTTGCAAGACCCAATGTTGCCTGTTTAGCAGCATCAGTTCCTGTTGGAGCCGCAGCCGCAGTTGAAGCAAAGTCCATGTCAAGTTTGCTCTGAACAATTCCTGCTGCTGAATTAATATCAGCATTTAAAATTACGTCTGGTTCAATCTGTGCATCAATTGTGTTCGCAGTCGAATCTATGTTAAGTGTAATATCGCCAACGACCGTAGCATTTATGGCATCGTTGCCCACACCAGTGAACACCATGATATCATTTGCTTTTAGATCAGTAAATGAAAATTCTTGTAGGTTGGCGTATGTTAAACTCTGTAGGTTAACTGCATCGGTAGGATTAACAGGATCCGCAAGGTCAATAATTCTATTGCCACCAAGATCCATATTTCCTTTCATTTCTAACTGTCCATCCAAGGACATGAATCCGCCACTCAATGGTGGAATTAAACTTGCTTGGATGACCGGAGCACCACCATGCGTGATACCCAATCTTCTTTCAATGTAAACTCTAGTTGCGTTTTCTGTTGGAACCGTGTCAACAGCGTTATCGCTAAATCCACTATCTGTTGAGAATTCCGAAATAGGAACACCACGCTTGAATCCAATACCGTCCAGGTTACTCAACGCAATTGCTGCGGAGAATGTAACTCGTCCCGTTCCTTGGTCAACTCGGAAGTAAGGTCCTACGTTAAAGTTACCAAATTGGTCAGTGGTAACATAGAACACACGTCCCACACCTCGTTCTTCCGTTTCATTTGAATCGTTGATTGCATTAACTGGAGGACCAAATATTTCATTTGGATAGTTTGTATCAGCATAGGATCCTGTTCCTATGTCAAGTAAGTCATGTCCTGTAACACGAGTTAATGAAATTCTAATTGTTAAATTACCATTTGCACCAACAGTTCTAATTGGAACTGCAGATTTAATTGTGTAGGTAGCACCGTATGCTATTACTGAATCAACCAAAGGTCTATCCAGCGTAATTCTTGCATATGGTTCGTTTAGATCCTCTTCAGATTCATACGTGTCAATAACATACTCTTCTCCCTTGAATACAAATCTTGACCCAGGAACTCTTGATCTTTCCTGAGGTGCAACTGGAACAACGGCAAAATTATCATCTCCAACTCTACCAGTTATTAATGCAAACGAGTGTGTTCCTGTTTGCGTTCCTGTAGTTTCCACTTCAAGTGCTGCTGCAAGATTTGGATGCTCAACACTAACTGAGAACTGAACTGAACTTCCGCCTAACCCATCAACATCATTGTCGTAAACAAAATAGTGTTGTGTATCGCTTAGGCCGGTTGGCAAATCGCCAGTGGTTTCAATTCTAATTGCATCACCAACACTTAATCCGTGTGGTGAAGCAGTTGTAAATACCGCAGGCGCTGCAATGCTTATCGATGAAAGAGTAGTAAATGATCCTGGAGTAACAGGATTGGCACCTGAAGTTCCTACTGATTCACCAGGTTTGAATATTGTTAAATCAACATAGTTGTAGTTTTCTCTAAGTGTTGTCTTTGTAATACCTTCTGCTGCTGCACTGTGAACACCAGACCCCGCACCAGTAACCTCAATAGCGCCACCATTGGGCACCGTGGAAATTTGGAACGTGGTAGTTGTTAATCCGTCCTCAAGAACAAAGTATTCAACTGCATCATTTATTCCAGTTGGTAATGTTCCTGTAGTTCCAAATGACAATCTATAATCTGCAAGTTGTTTATGTGGTATGGTTGCAATTAATCCCAGTCCACTACCGTTTGTTAAACCACTTAGTAGAGACCCGCCCAATGATGTGCTAAGTTGCAATTCATTATAATTAGGAACATCATACACATAGTAGGTAGTTGATGCAGTCAGACCATTTGCCGTTACTGTTGGAATAAACACATCGCCAGTTTTTAATCCATGATTTCTAGCAGTTGTTAGTGTATCGGTTCCAGCAATGGAATCGACTTCTATAACAAAAGAAACTAGAGTCGGATCAGCAACGGTAAATTGACACTTCTGTCTTCCTCTACCATTTACTGTATCATCATAATCTTCAAATTGTAAAACACGATATACATCATCGCCTTCCTGTAATCTTAAACCAGTTGATGGTCTAGTTGCAACGTCTGCAAGTTCACCTGTTAGTAAAACCTGCGAGTTGGATCTGATGACCATCTTGGTTCCATCCGGAACAACGTCGAACAGTCCTTCGAAGTTTCCAGTTTCGTCCGATGTTAGATTTAATCTTGCAACACCATCCGGTAAATCTTCTGTTGCGACTGAAGTAACAGGATATCTATAAACTAGATTTCCATGATCAACTTCAAGTTCTGAATTATTAAGTGGAGTGTAATCATAATTGGTTACGTAAATGTATAATCCGTTTGCTGTGTTGGCATAGGTTGCTGATGGAAAATAACAATCACAACGCTGTGAAAGATCATAGTATACCGTTGTGGGTGTTGGAACTTCCAATGGATCCGAACCATCTGCTACAAGGGCATAAACACCGTGTGCTGACGAACCTGCTATTGATCTAATCTGCGCACCATTGAGTGCAAAGTATGATGTATAACAGTAATATGTAAACATCGAAACTGCTTCAGTCAAACCACCATTGGTAGCCAATAATCCATAACCCATGTCAGCGACCTGTGTAAAGTCGTTTGATAACATTGATCTGTTACCAGGCATAAGGACTTCATACAGTCTTTGATACCTATGCGTTCCTGAACCTGCGCCGGTTGTGTCAACTAATACGGTTCCTCCGAATGTTTCTGTAATTCTAAATGTATTATTTGTTAAACCGTTTTCTGCAACATAGTATTCCTTGCCAGCAGTTATTCCTGTTGGTAGGCTTCCTGTTGTTGAAAACACCACTGAAGAATTAGCCTGTAGCCCGTGATCGTTTAGCGTAATCACTGCAGGACTTCCAACACTGATCGAAGTTACTGTTTGTTGTCCTGGTGTTAGATCAAATGGTGTTGTTTCATCTAGCGAGAAAGTTGCAGTTGATCCTGAAGGACTATAAACAAAATCTCTTACGTAGTTAATTCTAAATACTTCATCACTTACAATAAACGAAGCAGGAAGTTGTGGAACTCTCTCAAGACCGGAAACTGTAATTCTTGTATTGCCTGTTCCTGCAACAGTCCCCGTGTGTCTAAACTGTAAGTTACCTGCGAATCCATCAACAAACATACCACCTGCAAATGTTTGTGCATTAATGGATTTAGAGAATGAAGCACACTCCTGTGCATACGGTGACTTGGCAAGTATTTGTCCTTGCGGATCAAGCACCATGGAAAATCCACCATGTCCTTGCATTGTAAGTGCTCTAATAATTACAGCATCGTTACATAGGAACACATCAAGTTTTTCGTTGTCCTTAGGATAGTTTACTGATCCAGAACCGTCAATGACATCTTCCAATGCATCAAATAGTAATCCTAATACAGTTGAAGCACCTGCTTCTGCTGTATAAGCATTGTCTATAATTTGTGGAAATACCTGATTGTATACCGTTACAATTTCATTGTTTGATATTACATCATTGATTAAATCTTCAAGATGATTTAGAGATGCAATGGTTTCAGACAACTGAGTTGTTATAGCAATTCTTCCGCTTGCATTCTGATAGTATTTTAAACCAGCGGAAATAGTTCTGTCATAGCCGCCATACTTAATGTCAAACACCATTGCATCAAGTATTAGTCCAGCGTCTCTCTTACATAATTCTTCGTTATAATCAAACGCTGATGTAAATGGTGCAGTGTTAGTGGCTATCTGTTGATTAATCCACGCAACAACTTCATTCTGTAGGAATGATCTGTTCAATTCAATTAGGGTTGCTGCCTGTTTAATATTACCTGGATTATTAATCTTAGGATAAACAGGTTGTGTTGTATCTTCTAGATAGTGATAACCATACAATTGTGTTGCTGTTTCCAACCCATCGATTTCTGTATCACGTCTAAACTTTTGGAACGCCCAAGGCGAACTAGAAGTTCCTGGTCTTGGTTTAACTATACAACGTCTAAACTCGTCACCAACTAGTGCAACGTTTTGTGGAACCTTGATAGGATAGTTTTCCTCGTATATTCCACTTTCAATTAATATTGTAATCTGTGTTTGGTTAGTGATGTCACCGTATGAAATTGGCTCGTCTATTTCAAATGTTCCATACTTAATGTCAACATCGAATATCTCATTACCGAATGAATCCAATGCACCTTCGTGTGCTAGAATCTGTGCAAGTGCGCCTGAAGTTTCACCTCTTAAATATAAACCTTCTCTAATATCTCTGGTTCTGTATGCAACTTCGGTATCTGTAACTACATCACCCGTATAGTCTGTTCTCTGTCCTTCCGTTTTTAAAAGGAATCTCGGAAGATCAGCAACCACTGTAGGAAGACTAGTAAATCCGCTTCCGCTATCAGTAAGTTCAATTGCAGTGATTACTCCGCCTGTGACCGTAGCAACACCAAATGCTCCGGAACCGCCGCCACCGGTAATTCTAACAGATACTAAACTGTATCCTGTTCCGCCACTGACAATATCTATGTCACTTACTTTATATGTGATATCAAATGTTGCTCCACTACCAAAAGCACTGTCTGTCGTTGTTACAACATTTGATGATCCAGGTAATACTGTATAACTACCTGAACTAATTTGTCTAAATGTTACAACAGCACCAGGATCAGTTGCCGTTGATAAAACTTCATATCTAGCAGGAGTTCCTGTTCCACCTGAAATAGTTAAAATGTCACCTGCCTTATAGTTTGTTCCAACGCTGTTAATAGATATCGTGTCAACACTCATCTTAGGTGTAGCAGAAAAACCTGCTCCACTAGAAGGAGATGTTTCAACAGCGTTTAGTGTAACTGTCTTTGTTCCATTCGAGTATGTTAAAACTTTTTTGTAAGGACCTATATCATCTTGAGATTCTCTAATAATCTCTTCTGCTCTCTTACACGCCGCTTCAATTGTTTTGTATGCATATGCAAGTGCCCTACCCTGTATTGATCTTGAAACACCTGGTCTTTCATCCGAGCCTGAAGTTGCCACGTATAAGTTTACGCTACTTCCAAATGCACTACTATCAACATATCTTTTTGTTGCTGCAACCAGTCCACCATATAATTCGTCATCTTCTGGTTCAGGATCTCTTGATAAGACTAGTGGCCCACTCATTCTACCAAGTGCTGAATTGGTAGTTCCAGTTTCAGGATCTATTGCATTCACACCTGCACGAGCAAGTTTGGTATCCACATAGGCTTTATTTGCTGCTTCAGAATCTTCAGTAGGAGTATCAAGGTCAACAATCTTGTATGTGTTTCCTCCTGATCTTACAGAAAGGTCACCACCTAATTGCGGTGAAGGGTCACCTGAAATTTCAGAAAATTCTGTGTTTACAATTATTTGGTTGGAGTTGCTGGTAGTATCAATGCTTACACCAATACCGCCCGTAATTTGTTTAAACTGTAGAGCATCGGTTGTTGGATTAACAGCAAGAACCGCACCTTCCTGTCCTAAGAATGTTGATGGTGTGTCGTCAAGTCCAATGAAAGTTAATCTTTCACCAAGTCCAAGCGAACTATATAATTCTCTAAAATTGTCGTTTACTTTGTTAAACGATTCGCGGATACTATCGCCAGTTCCGTCATTACCAATCGCACCAACATCAATTACTTTTCTTGCCATTTTTTCCCCTAAAAGGTCCTCTTTGCTCTAATATTTATCAATTTATTCTATAAGCCTAATGTAAATTAGTAAATAAAACTATGTTTTTAGGCACTAAACAAATTGAAACTGAACACACACGCAGGAGTAAGTTGGGCAAGGAACACAAATATAAACGTGTAAAAACCATAGTCGAACTCCGTTGTGATAACTGTGACAGTGTATTTACCAGGGATCTAAAAAAGATCAGTAGAGCCCGGCTGAACAACAATTATTTCCATGTTTGTGGCGAATGTGATGCCAAGCGTTTTGCACAACGCAAGGGAGTTGAAAACAAACAAATATGGGATATGCCTGCAAACGCTGACATTGAAATTTCTAAGTTCTAGTTAAAAGCCTACGCTTTCTCCGCAACCACAACTCGATGAAGAATTAGGATTTGTTATCTGTAGATAGGAACCAAAGACTTCTTCAACATAGTCCACTTTAGTTCCGATAAGATATAAAAGACTTTGCGAATCTATAACAAACTCGCCATTTGATAGTTCTATCACTTCATCATCCAGTTCTTTCGAATCTGTCATTTCCCAGTGATACTGAAACCCGGCACACCCACCGCCTTTCATTGATAGACGGACGATGGGTTTGCCTTCCTTATCTATAAGGCGTTCCAGGTGCTTCCTTGCAGAATCTGTTAGATCTACTGCTTGTGGCATTATTCACTCTTGTAAATAGTCCAAGCACCATATGCGATTGCCGCATATGCAAGTAAGCCTGCAATTGGTTTTGCAATTAATACTACTACTCCTAAAAGTATTAGCATTGCACCGTCCCAAGAAGTTCTTTCCGTGAAACGATTTGCTACCCAAGTTTTAAACTTATCTAACATATTAAATCTCCTTATGATTTTTTAGGTCTGCCTTTTTTGGCAGGTGCCTTTTTAGGTGCTGCCTTTTTCTTAGGCGCAGCCTTCTTTTTAGCAGAGGCAGCCTTTTTTGGTTTGACTTCCTTTGTTAAAACTAGTGTATCCTTTTTCGCTGGCGCGAATAGGTTTTTTAACCAAGTAAACATTTTATTCTCCTGTTAATCTGTCGTTGACTATTGACCAATTGATAATTCGCCATATGTTATCAAGGTATTTGTTTTTGTCGCTGTCTAGTAGATAACTGTGTTCCCACATATCCACAAGCATAGCAATTTCGGTTCCACGTTTGAAATCCTGGTTGGCTATTGTGTCAATCTTACCACTGACGTCCATATAAACCCAACCACTTCCTTGTAACTTTTTGGCTGTTTCAATGAATTTTTCTTTGAAGTTTTCGAAGGACTCATATTTTTTATTGATCAGTTCTTCGGATGCTCCAGATGGTTTGTTACCAGAAGCAGCAGGCTGTAAGTGAGCCCAGAATAGGTTGTGCAAATGAGCACCACCATAATTAAATGTGTCATCGCCTTCTTTGTTATTGTAGCGATCAACATATCCTTTTGAAAGAACACCGTAGTGTAGATCAACACTTTCCTTGCTCATCACCGGTTCCAATGCATCACGTGCATATGGTAACGGATTCAAAACAAGCGTTGCTCTCGTTCTTTCTGCTTCTAGAACTATATCTCTGTGTTGTTTTAGCATCACGAGTATTTATTATAAATATTATTGTCCTACGGAGAAAAGGAAAAAACAAGTGGATACGCTGGTATTAAACGCTGACGCTAAACCTTATTCCATACTACATCAAATAACATCACTGGGAATATTAAGAGAAATACTAGTCCCAGATGTAGTTTCGTCATATTTTTTCGAAACAGCGAATACGCTAAACACTACCTTATCATATGGTGCCACAGTGTTTTCTTTTATATTACCCCAGTATCCATAAGAATAGATAGATCTAGGATTAAATTTGGTAAATGTTTTTAGAATGTCTGTGGTGTTAAAAATTGTGTATTGTGCTACTTCAGTTTCATCGATATATTGATAGGCTTTTTTAATATCCTTTATTGTTTTTTCATTTGTTAATCTTATACTTGTAATTAATACACCGCCAGGTTTAACAAATGACCATGCTCTTTCTATCATTAGATCTGTTTCGTCATTCCAGTCTATACAACTAAGGCTTATTACTCTATCAAAATTTCCAATGTAGGAATCAAATTTTTCTTCTAAAATATCTCCGTGTCTTATAATTGCATTATTATTGACAGTTTTTGCACTTTCAACATTATCTTTGTTTATATCAATACCGTTGTATTTTTTAACACCGTATCTCTTGTTTAATGCCAGACTAAGACCTCCGCACCCACAACCTAAATCCAACACGCTATCATTTAAGGTGAAACCTACTCTATCGAAAACACTTCTTTCTGAAGGGTAAAACTCATCCCAGTTTGATCTTTCTTTGCTATACTTCTTTGAAAGCCTGGGTGATTTATAAAATCTATTAGGCAACTTTCTTTATTTCCTTTTCATATTCCCAAAGTGCAATTGACGCAAGATTTTTTGCCTTGCTCTCCACCATAATATCGGCGTAATCTCGGAATGTAAGTGCCCAGTCATTCACAGCATTATTCCACATAAAGTCTGAATGTGCTCTAAGTTTTTGCTTTTTGTAACCCTCTAACAGCAACATATCCATTGTAGGCTTTTTATTAGGATCAAAGTCTACAAGAACGTCCTCACGTGATACTGAATAGTGTATGACAGGACGCACACCACGCCAACTATCTACTATGCGACTAAATCTATCGTCGGTGGGTTGAATGTATTCTCCACTATTGACCCAGTGATGGTGTATGTCAAGAACGAGTGCAACGTGGTCGGCAAGTTCGAGGCTTGCGTCGATGCCCCAGGACATTTCGTCATTTTCGATCGTGATTGTGTTTCGTGCTTCTGGCGAGAGTCTCGGTAATACATCAATGATGCCTTGTGGGCCTTTTCGACCGGAGATATGCACATTGCATTTCGCATCTTGAAATGATTGACCGTAACCCATCCAGCGCAGGACATCGGTGTGATATTCAAATTCTTCTATGCTCCTTTCAACAATATTTGGATTGTCAGAAGCAAGAACAGTGAATTGCCCAGGGTGCATACTAACCCTAACATCAAGTTCCCTTGCACGAGCTCCGACGTTAGCAAAGTTCTTTTCGCAATATTCTCGAACGTCAGGCTTGCGCCAAAAGTAAGACCAAGTAGGTTCAGTATAAACAGGAAGAACATCACTGCCCAACCTAACCATTCGTAATTCATTTGGTAATCCTCCAACGTAACAGATAAGGTTCATGTATGACTGAATGTTATGAACCATGATATCCCATAGTCGCTGTTCTGCAACGTCCTTGGGTTGGCTGTTCAACCACCTAACCGTGGTTGCTTTTGTGTTTAATGGACGCTGAATCTCCTCGAGAAGTTTCTTCTTCTGAGTCTGATCAGGGTGCATGTATTTGCAGGCAAAGCCTATGCGTTTATGTTGAAAATTCGTCACGTAATATTTTCCAAGTTTCTTTATAATCTTTTACATTATAACAGAAACCCAGGTCCCTGTCAATGATTTCTCTTTTTAATGGATAATCATTTCCTTCGGCATGCATTGCATCACCAAAGAAATGTAGAATATCATTTTTTGGATCGAAATCTCTTAGAATTTGGCTCTTGTCAGAACCCTTTGGAAATATGTCTATGCCCGTTTCTCCACCTACCTTGGCCTGTATGTCCGAAAACATGGTTTCAAATGCACGTGCTATTCTATTGCGTTCATTTATGCGAACATCATGTTCCACGTATAACTTTCTCTCACCCAATGTTGCATTGCGTCCAACCACACTAAAGTTACACATACCAGGACGGTGTTCAAAGTGCAAACCAGTTCTAAGAACGAATTCACTTTCGGTCATGCATTGTGTTAAGAATTGTGTAGGAAGTTCGGGTAAATGCCAGTCGCTGGTGTGAACATTCTTGTCCTGTTCCCAAGCATCACTGCCTGAACAGTTATACACACGCTCGGCAAAATTATAAATTTTTGATCCTACCTGTTCAAGTGTCTTGTTCCTATCACTTCCTGTAACAAGATAGGTATAATTTTCGGTTTGAAAATTTAAAAACCACTCTTTAAAGTCAGGATCAATTGGCCTTCTGCTTGGTGTTAGGGTACCATCCACATCAAATATAAATCTATTAACAACGGTCATTTCCAATTTTCCGCCACAAAATGATCTTGTACTGAATCGGGACAAGGATCTCCGTGAAATACAGCAATAGAACATTCTGGATCCACTTTAATGTCATTGCGAATATTTCTAAATTGTCTTTTGCCATGAAGAACATGCAATTCTTCTCGGCTTCTAATTTCCCACTTATAACTTTGTATCCATAGCTCTGGCCAAAATTTTATAATTTCTCTTGAAGTTTTCCAAATCCAATCCTGATCTCCATGCATTCTCATGGCTGTTTGTGGTGCTTCCTTGAATTTTTTGAAAACGTGTGATTGTGTTCCGTGTTTCCAACTCATCACACTGCTATTAAGATATCTCCAGTTAGGATGAAATTTTCTATTAAAATCTCTAATCCCCATAAAATCATCATTATAGATTTGTGTGAGTTTGTCAATGTTACCACAGATCACAACATCAAGATCCATATATAAAATTCTTCCAGTTATAGGAAGTTTAGGATCGAACATGTGAACCTTGTGCCACCAACCTTTGGCATAGCCTTGATTAGGTATTACTATTGATTCGACGCCTTCGATAGGTTTAGGGTCATCTGTTAGACAATACAGTTTATAAGGAACCGTAATGTTTCTTTCAATCATGTTCCTTAATTTAACAACATAATCCTGTCCATACTTATTACCGAATCGAACACAAAGAATGTTTGTATCGTCGGTATTAAGCCTGCCAAGTTTTAAAGAACGAGATTGTTCTTTTTTAAACTTGCGCTCTCTCTTGAGTGCTTTTCTCTGTTCCTTAGTTAGATTTTCTTTTAACGATTCCATCTATCTCCACCAATTCTTCTAATAAATCCTGTACCGTATTTAAGTGAAGCATATTAGGACCATCGCTTGGAGCATTATCCGGATCTTCGTGAGTTTCGATGAAAAGAGCACCTACCTGTCCTGTAGCAATGGCCGCTCTTGCTAACGTAGGTACCATAGTCCTATCCCCTCCTGAACTTGAGCCAAGTCCTCCGGGTTGTTGAACAGAATGTGTGGCATCATATACCACGGGATAACCAGTGCGTGCCATAATGGGTAAAGAACGCATATCGCTAACAAGTGTATTATATCCAAAACTTGCTCCTCTCTCAGTTAAAAGAATGTTTTCATTACCTGTTGAGGCAATTTTATCTGCAACATTTTTCATATCCCATGGTGCAAGGAATTGACCTTTTTTAACATTAACGACCAAACCAGACTGGCCGGCTGCCAACAATAAATCAGTTTGTCTACATAAGAAAGCAGGTATTTGTATAACATCTATTCCTGCGTCTTGACAATCATACGCATGATCAACTTCATGGATATCAGTTAATACCGGAACTCCGAGATTTTCTTTAACAACAGAAAGCGAATATAAACCATCATCCAACCCAACTCCTCGTTTGCTACCAAGGCTACTTCTATTAGCCTTATCGAAACTACTCTTATAGATAAAATTAATATTAAGTTTATCAGTTATTTCTTTAAGCGTGCCTGCAACATCAAGTGCATGTGCTGTGCTTTCAATTTGACAAGGTCCTGCAATTAATGTAAATGGCAAATCATTTGAGATTTCAAAATCTTTTATCTTTACTTTTTTCATATTATCCTTCATAGATTGCACTGTTGGCTCCGTGTTCATAACACTCCACGCTTTTCACTCTTACGGTTGTGTTAAGTGCTGTGCCTTCTTCTTTTTGTTTTTTAATGATCTCTTCCATCTTGTAGTATGCCATTTCAGCAAATCGTTCTGCTCCCACAGCAGGAACCACTCTCACATCTGCCACATGCTTGGGTAGGTTCTCAAGAAGTGTTCTTTCAGGATCATCTTCTGCGATAACAGTTGTGTGATCAAATGTATCTTCCAACCAATTTTTAAATTCTTTAAGACCACCAAAGTCCATAACCCAGTTACGTTCATCAAGTGTGTCGCACTCAAAGATTAATTTAAAACCTAAACTGTATCCATGAAGTAATGAACAGTGCGAGTGTGTACTGCGCCACTGTCTAAAACAGCAAGACAGACCTCTGTCATTACCATAATTTTTTGTACTATAAAATTTACCCATCTCTTGCCTCCTTTATAATTGCTTTAGAGTAAGTTTGACGGCAGAATATTTTGTGAGGGTTGACGTCTGAGTCCTCTATTAACAATATATACATTATACTTGGCATAAAAAATATTGTCAACCATTAAATTTATCCAATGTTTCAAAAAAAACATTTTGTTGTTTCCAGGATTTTGGAAAATCCCAGTCGTTGGTATTTACTACTTTAAACTTAGTATCAGGATAATGTTGGAACACTTTTGCTATTTGGTATACCCAATATGAATAATCTATGGGTTTTGAAGTTTTATGACCATAATGTTTTGTTCCTTTGTAGACATTATTGATCTTATCATCAAACGGATAAAGGTCAAACCCTATTAGAGTAACGTCATCTGATAATGTTGCTCCAACAAGAACTGCATATGGTCCGCTACCCCAATGAATGGGATTATCAATTTTTCTTTCTTCGGAATATGGAAGATCGGGAACCTTTTGTATTCTATTATCCTTTTTAATTTTTTTGAAATAGTTTAACCAATCTTCTCTTACATAGATCATTGTGTCCTTGGTATTTTTGCTGACAATGGCTTCTTCAACCATTCTTCTATCGCAACAGACTATGTGATCAACTGAATAATCTCTTTGAATGGCATTGCATCCAACAGTTACATAACTTTCTAAGATTGTTGTAAGATCGAGTGCCCTCCTACTTTCCCCGTTGCCAATTACCAACGAGTTCAAGGGACTTACCTAATTTCGCCGAACGCCGCCCATGTACCAGGGTTTCCAGCCTGTACACAGATCCATCCAACAAAACTTTTTGCTGTTGGTTCTGAATTCCAAACTATGTCGCCCCTATTATAACTACCACTGGTTGGTGGACTTGATCCGTTTAGATGAACTTTATCATTAAACTTGATCGGACCGCTAACGTGTAAATCAACATTAGGGTCAGGTGTATTAACACCAATTGCTACTTTTCCTGATACCTTAAAGTTTTTGGCAACAGAAATATCACCGCTTGCCTTTATTGACATGCGTGTAGTATCATCAGTCTTAACTAAGAAATCGTTACTACCAAAAGTTCCAATGAAACCCTTAGTAAAATCTTCAGTACCCACTACTACTTCAATTCCATCTTCTGCTATTGAAAGAGCAGCATTTGGTTGGTCAGTGCCAAGTCCTAATCTATCAGTACTGCCATCGTAATATAGGTATTGGTTAATCGATACAGACCCTTCAACTACCAAACCTCTTAGATTACCAACAGTTCTTAAGTTACTCTTAGTTACTGAAGTGCCTAATGAGTCACCAGATAAAACATCAACACCGTCAATTTGATATGATTTACCTTTCTGTAAATCAATATTTTCAGTTGTAAATAATCTATCAGGATTAGGAAACAGTGTAAGTTGTTTTGTGTAGTCCTTGCCTGCCCAATAAATGCCCTTATTATAGACATTATCAGTAAAACTGATAGAAGAATTAGCCGTTAGCGTTCCGTCTTCTAACAGGGCAAGTTTAAGTGCTTCTAATGATGCGGTGATCTGTTCTCTGTTCATACTACTATTTATTCTTTATTGTGTAAAAGAATCCCTTATAATCATTAATATACAGCCACTAAAACGGTTTCTTGGTTAATTCTACCGTTCATTTTTACCGGCGTTGTAGTAAGTTTTTCAAACCAATTTTCAAACTTCTTACGTGTATTTAACTCTTTTACTTCCTGTAGTTGATCTATGGGTTTACGCAGGGTGCAGGCAACGCTTTTTTCTTCACTAAATCTTGTTAATGTAGTTCCCTTGATGTTTAGTCCGCTACCTTCTCTACCACCACCCAATGGATCTTCCACGCTGGTATAATAGATTCCAAGTTTTCTTGTTTTGCCATTAAACACAACCAAGCAATTTGCACCGATTAGTTTTTCCGGTGGTATGCTGGCTATTGAATATTTTTCATCGGAAATTTTATATTTTATTTTTTTCACAAGTTGTTCAGGAGCCTTCTTGCTCATTTTTCTTGGCTTCCTATTAGCCTTGGATTCTGCAATGATGGCATCACAAGCACCTATGATTGAAACACAGAATTCGTATAGTTTTTTTACTTCGGGTTTTTTATAGTGAGAGTATGCATCTTTCAATTGTTGTACATAATCCTTTTGTAATTCATCCATTTTAGATGTATCGGGTGGATTAAGAAGTTCTTTGTATTCTTCAAGATGATTGATGTAATGCATTGAAATTAATCTTGCGTGTGGTTGTTTGCACCCAAGCATTCTTAATTGTTTTGCTGGCTGAACATCTCTGAAGTCAGTTCTTTTTCCTTCAAGGAAATCATCAAATGCTGCTTCTATAAATTCACACATGATTGAAGTTGCTTCTCTAATTCTTTCCTGTATGGTCGGAACGTATTTTTCTTGACTAACTTCTTCTTGTTTCTTTTCTTCCTCTATCATATTTTTCCCTAAAGGGATCCATTCATCCAAATTTTTCTCAAGCCATTCATTACTTGGTTTTAACTTTCCTGTTGTTCCCGCTAATGATTCCCAGTATTCCGCTTCCTTTTTGTTATATGCCGGCATTCCGCTGAGCAGCATTCTGCTAAGAATTGCAGCAGTTGTGCTAAGCCTCCATTTAGGCAATTTTTTAACATTTTTAATATCATCCTTACTGTATTTTTCAGACTTCTCCATGTAGGAAAAGATTGAAGGATACAGATCGTCAGGCTTGAAGTTGGAATAATACCAAGAACGAATACCTTCTTTTAATCTATGGTATTCTTCACCGCTCATTTTTTCCCAACCTTCCCAAGTTGGTTCAGTAAGTTTATTACCTCTCTTAATTTGCGGTGCTGATCTTACTTTTTTTCTACCAGCCAATTAATTTTGCTCCTCTAACAAAAATTAAAGTATATGACGATATATATCATTTGTCAAGAAAAATCATACTAAAAAGAATTAATCCCATAGATTCTCATAGTATCTGCCAAACAAACGGAAGCCATTTGATATTCTTTCCTGTTCAGCATCCATTGCTTCTCGTTGTGTTTTAATATCAAAACGCATATACACATCATCCTTGTTTGCCTTACAGTCAAACGCATAAATCATTTCGTCCAAGACCCAGTTCCAGCGTTCAAAGAACTTAGGATCAGTGGTTCCGTCCTTTTGATAATCCATTAGTTGCTTCTTGGTAGGACGCAGTTCCTTGGGAACATCTGCTACTGCTACCCAGGGAGCACCGTGCGTGGTAGCCTTTAGTTGTTTGAGCATTGGTAAAATAATGTGT